CTGATTGTTTTTTCAACTTTACTTGCCTCAGTTCCGAAAGCCAATAGCACTTTTGAAGCATTTAAAACCTCATTGGTTTTTAAAGGTGTAACAGCGGCCAACTTTATTAAATCATTCATTAGCTTATTACCCTGAGCCGCATCACCTAATAAAGTAGTAAAAGTAATCCGGGTTTGCTCCATTGCAGCACCTAACTTAATAATGCTTCTTGCCATTAATGTAATACCAGCCACAAAACCGGCACCGATTGCTAGCTTACCGAACGCACTTGTAAGTGATTTACCTGTTTTTTTAGCCTGCTTGTCGATAACCTTCATTTTGTTATCAAAAGCATTAGCCGACTTTAAAGCCTTACGCATTGCGGGGCTTAACTTGTCATCTAGTACAATTCGATATTTTGTGGTTTCCGTTCCCATTACGTATTTATCAATTTCTTTTTATACCTGTCTTCAAACGATAATCCAAATTCTAAAACACCCCATAATTTTGCAATCTCATCAAATGTTTTAGGTTCTTTACCCAAATAAAAAAGGATTAAAGCCAATCTATGCTCTAACCCTTGTATAATGATGTTTCCATCAGCGTTGCGTTCAACTTTTAACGAATAGTAATCTAATTTTTTTTTAACGTACCATCAAGGGGCGTAATCATTTCGGCTAATGCCGGGCCCGATGCCTGAACTGCTATAAAATTACCAGAAAACTCTTCGAACGTACAATTTGCGCTTACCCAAAGATTTTTAACCATTAACCTTAATGCGTCAAACTCTTTTCCCGATTCCAATAGCTTTTTAGCCATTACATAAGTAGGCTCGTCAATATCGTTTAACTCTATTTCATAGAACGTTTTCTGTGCCCTGTTAACAGGTACTCTCAGGAGGTAATCCCCCTTCTTTTCTTTTGTCATTATTTCTGGTTTTAATTAATTTCTTATCCTGCATTCCAATCAATCGAAGCTACAAACAATTCTAATGTTTCTTCGATTTGACTATTACCTACGGCACTATTCAAGTCACGTCCTTTAAACCGGCATTTCTTTAATGAGTGCCTGGTATAAATACCACCAGCCGGAATGAAGTTCACACCAATATCAAAGAATGGTATGTTTTGAATTTTACCCAAAGGAGCAATGCTTGATAATGCTTGCGCTGCCTCACTGGTCAATGTCAATGTTGCTGTTGGTGTAACTATTCCAAAACCTACCGATGTAGGAAGTGGGTTTGTTGAGTGGTTAGGCGTAATCTCTTGCACCTCTGAGTATGTGATTGCTGTAACACCAACAATCGGCACACCAAGAATATTGATTATCAAATCAACGTGCGCGGGTGAAACCCCGTTTATTAATGGTACTCCGACTATATTTCCTAATGGCATCGTTTCTTATTTTTAAAATTTATAATTCAGCATTTAAACCGATCGTAACCTCAATAAATTCAGCAATCGCAATCGGTACAACCCTAACGGTTACAAACAATGTCGAGGTTGCTAAAATATCTTGTGTTGGGTCAATCATAACCTCTGATGCTGAAATCTCACCATCTGCCTGCATTCCTGTCAATGGAGAAAGTGCAAGGTCTTTAAAATACCCAACCGAATCATCCGACAAAGTACCATCCGAGTTCAAACGAACACCTGATTGTAATTGTGGTGTTAATGCAGCCGAAACGCCCCTAATCGCTTTGTCAATAGTCCGGTTTGCCTCAACCCAAGCATAATCATTAGTTGCAACAACTGACATCGGTACGCGCTCCCAATAAGACCCGCCTATTGATGGTAAGTATTTTCTTGCAATCAAATATCCTTTATCTTTTACAGCGCCTTGCTCTGAATCTGTCAAAGTCGATACCAATTCCCCGGTTCCGTACTTTAACACTTCCATTTCAATACCGTTTGAAAGTTTGTTAAACCTGTCCGGGTGTCCTATTGATTCCTGAACACCGGCGCTCGATAAAGTACCAAGTGCCGCACCAACATTACAAACCGAAATACCTTCGGATGCTGCTAGTGTGTTCCCTTGACCGCCGCCATCTTGAGCAACAACAACATTAACATCTTGTGCTACCAAAATCCGTAAATCAGGCAATGTAGCCGCTGTTAAACTTGACATATCCCCAGTATGTAGCACCACACAAGGCGCATCATCAGGGAATGTATCAACTATTGCTTGTATAGTTGTTGGTTCTGTTCCTGCAAAAGTATTAACATCAAAGGTTGCCATTTGTCGAATTTCACCGCCTGAGAAGTTTTGAAGCTCTAAAAGTTCGGTAAAGTCAGGCGCCAAATTCTCAGCTAACCACATAATCCATAATTTACCTTCATTGTTAGCTCTAAAAAATTCAGAAACATGATACCATTCCAACGCGTGCGCTGTTTCGGTTATCCCTAAAGTTTCAGCATTTGCCAACGTCAAAACCTTTTGCTTGTTTTCGGTTGCAAATCCCGCCGGAACTGTAGAGTTCCAAAACACAATACCTGAAATCTTATCTTTATTTGGTGCCCGGCGACCAACACCACCACCGGCAACATTTATCGTTACTTTACTTAGTCCCGCCATTTTTTGCTTTTTTAACTGTAAATAATTCTAGTCCTTTCTTCTCGCTGCGTAATTGTGCAACTTGTTTGGACTGATAAATATCACCATTTGCTAAAACATAAAGCACATTGAAAGGCTTTTTATAGCCCTTCATGTACTTTTTAGCATCGTTAAGATTTTTTAACAGGTGTCCCATAATGGTACAATGTTAATTTTCTTTTAGATGCATACCCATTTGCTGAGTTATAATCGGTAAAAATGTTTCCATCCTCACAAACCCAGTAATTATCCTTAGTTACGACATCCTTTTCGTCAACGTGTCTAAAGTCATTAGGCTTTCCAGCCTTCGAATTTTTTACATGCGCTTTCGCCTCTTTTACTGATGTTATCTTAGCCATTGTTTTGTTTTTTATGGTGCAGCAGTCTCTACGATAGTAACAACACCTTTGTTGTCGTTACGTGCCCGTAATGCTCCGAATCGTGCCATTACTGACATAATATCACCGTAGTATTCAGCAACACCTGTATTAATATACACGTTGTTTGCTCCTACTGCTCTACGAACAAAATCAGGATGCCAAACAACAGCTCCCTGGTTATCGGCTGCAAGTCCGGTTGCTCCTTCTGCTTTGATGGTTGTGCCTGTAAATACAGTTGTGCGGCTTCTCATAAAGACATCCAAACCAAACACGCGACCTACTAAGCCAGTAGGAATATTAGAAGTCCCAAAAGCATCCGCTCTTACAAATTCATCAATTCCCAAAATATCGCCATACATATCAGATGGAACGATAATTTTTCTGTTTTCAGCAGGTACATCTTGTTGATTTAAAATGTTGATTGCCCCAATCACATCATCCTTAGTTAATGCCTTACGCAATCCGGTTGCTGAAGCCGATGACGTTGCCCGTCCTGTTCCTGAAGTACCGACATTCGAAGCACCAGAAGAAGCCCAAGCATAAAGCGCCTGATCTTGCCCTTTAGTGTTGATTTTCTTAACGTGCTGATCGATAATCGAAGCCCGTTTGTTATAGGCAACTATTAATCCTTCACTATCTTGTAGCAAAGTAGGATCGGTTGTAAATTCCAATAGTAAATATTGGGTTGCTGCATCAGTTCGTTTTGCGATAGTTGCAGGTAAAGAAGATCGGTCAACCGCTACATCAGGGATGCTACCTGAATGCGGTAATTCAACTGAGTTGTTGTTAACAAATGCGTTGTCGTTCATTGCGAACGATAGGAATGTTCCGTCTGGGAACAATTCAGCTTGGATTTGACTATAAAAAAGCCTTTTTAACAGTTCTGCTGCCATAATTAGTTAGTTTTAGATTTATTAATATACGCTTTTTCAAGACGTTCGTACTCTTCTGGATTTTCTTCGAGCATGGTTGCGAGGTTTTCAGGCTCATTAACAGCCATGTACTTATAATCTTTTTCGGTAGCTTTACCGTTTTTGCCGTCAATCATCGAAACAACGTCAACGTTTTTAACCGGCTTCATTGCTCCTAATGTTTCAGCAACAAGATCGTAATTCTCAACGGCCAAATCAATCCATTTCTGGGCTTGTTTTTTGTCGATTCGAGAATTTTCAACCAACAAAGTAGCTTTGGCAATCAAAGCGTCTTTTACGGTTACTTTAAGTTCGCCTATTTCCTTTTCAAGATTGGTTACTTTAGTTTCAGATTCAGAAAGTTTGTTTTCCAGTTCGTCAACTTTTACGGCCTCCGCTTGAAGTCCTTTTACAGCGCTTACAATATCGGATTCTGTTCGGTTT